TGTAGATATATGTCGTTGAGAATCGCGGTTTTACGCGAAAAAATCATTTGGCTCTGATAGGGTAGCGCCCAAAAGCCACAAGCCTAGTGGTTTCAGAGCCTTTATAAAGGCATTCACTTAAAAGGCAAGGTGAAATTATGAAATGCTTATTTTGTGGTAAAGAATTAACCCCGAATAAGTACGGTAGACCTAAAAAATATTGTTCAGATAATTGTAGGTATAATGCTGATCTGGAAAATAAAAGAATAAAATATACAGGGAAAAGACAAGAATTATGTATTACTTGCGGAAAACCTTTACCTAAGTTCAAAACAAAATATTGTAGTGAAATATGCGCGAAAAATAAAAAAGCTAAGATTTCAAAAGAGTGCGTAATTTGCGGTAAAGAGTTTAAAACAAGTAGAGAAAACATATTAACTTGTTCAAAAGAATGTAGCAAAATACTTGAAAACAAGAGAGATAGAGAAAGATACAAAAAGAATAATCCCAATGCTAAGAGTATAAAAGAGATACTTGAACTTTCTCAAAAACGAAAAGAAGTAAAGCAAAAAGAGGTTTTAGAGCGTAAAGCCAAAAAAGAAGCACAGCTTAAAAAAGCCAGAGAAAAAAGAGAAAGGGAAAAGCAGAAGCGAATTGATTTTTGGTTTCACTATAGCAAACTCCATGAGTGCGCGGAATGCGGAGAAATGTTTGTTGCTGATTACCCGACCAAAAAATATTGTTCTAAGAAATGCGCAAGAGCAAAAAGAAAAGGCTCTAAGCGTTACAACGGGATAACTATTGATAAAGATATTTCTTTAAAAAAATTAGCTAAGAGAGATAAAAATATATGTGCTATCTGTGGAGAATTAGTTGATTGGAATGATTTTACCATTAGTGCGAACGGAGTAGTTATTTGCGGGAATAAATATCCTTCTATAGATCACATAAAGCCGATCAGCAAAGGCGGCTTACATTGCTGGAGTAACATCCAATTAGCTCATAGATTTTGCAATTCTTTAAAAAGCGATAAGGATAGGTGAAAAAATGGATTATTACGGAATTGGATATTTAGAGCGGAAATTATTATTAAAAAAATTGTATGTAGATTTAAGATACCGCTACTATGACATGAAGAACCTAACTTTCGATTTTGGTATCTCTACACCGCCAGAGCTAAGAGGGTTTAACTCAATATTAGGATGGTGCGCTAAGGGTGTTGATTCATTAGCCGACAGATTAACCTTATACGGCTTCACAGATGATGTTTTTGATTTTGAAACAATCTATTCCATGAACAACAGGGATGTTCTGATTGATTCGGCTATTCTTAGCGCTCTTATCGGTTCGTGCTCTTTTATTTACATTAGTGAAAATGAAAACGGATTCCCACGGTTTCAGGTTATCGACGGAGCCAACGCCACGGGAATCATTGACGATACAACACAGCTTTTAAATGAGGGCTACGCGGCACTTGAGCGTGATGATTACGGAGCTATCACAAAGAGCGCATATTTTACGAAAGAGTACACAGCTTACTATGAAAACGGGAATCTTGTAGATTGGCGCGAGAATAAAACGAGTTATCCGCTTCTGGTTCCTATCATTTTTAGACCGGACGCAAAACGCCCTTTTGGACATTCAAGGATATCACGGGCTTGTATGTCATATACTCAGGGCGCGGCAAGAACAATTAAGCGCTCAGAGATTTCAGCCGAGTTTTATTCATTCCCGCAAAAGTATGTACAGGGCTTAGATGATAATGCCCAGCTCTTAGAAAAATGGTCGGCGGCTATGTCGGCGTTAATGCAATTCTCACTTAATGCTGATGGTACAGATCATGTAAAGGTTGGACAATTCACACAGGAAAGTATGAGCCCTCACATAGATCAACTCAAAATGTTTGCAAGTCTTTTTGCCGGAGAGGTTGGTTTAACGCTTGATGATCTGGGATTTCCACAAAGTAATCCTTCAAGCTATGAAGCGATCAAAGCTTCACACGAAAATCTTAGGCTTACGGCGACTAGGGCGCAAACGTCATTTAGTACCGGCTTAATGAATGCGGGTTATCTCGCGGCTTGTATACGCGACAACTTCAAATATACACGCGATCAGATACGATTTACTAAAGCAATTTGGCTTCCGGCGTTTAGGGCTGATGTTTCAACCTTGGGCGGTATTGGTGACGCAATCCAGAAGATTGGCTCAGTAATGCCCGATTACATCACTGAAGAGAAGCTTTTGCAACTTACGGGAATATAAAGGGGGTTTTATGGTAACACAATATAACACAGGCGATTCCGTCTTAATACCGGCAACGATTGAAAGCGCCGAAGAGATAGACGGAAAGATTTTTTATATCGTTAAAGCTGATTTATACGACAAAATACCGGAAGAGGCTATTGTTGTAAATAAAGATGCTCAGATTCAGAACGCAATGAAAGCGTTTCTTGATGATTTCAGAATAGAGCGTTGGCGTTAAGGGATTATCCCTTTTCGTGGCAAGGAAAAGCGATTGCAAGCGCTTAGAGCGTTATTCCGCCAACGCTCTTTTTTCTTGCCTTAATAGGCGGGGAAAGGCGGTTATATGGCTGATGTAGTACCAGAGCTTAACCGAGCTATTAAGACGGACTTTCAAGGGTATGTTATGAAGGATAAGCAAATAGCAACGGTATCAAAGCGTATCAGGGATGGAACAGCGACTTTTGCAGATGGGCATTTATATTCTGAGAGGTTAGGCGAAAACCTATCAAGGGCGCTAGTTAATAACCTTAACGAAAACACGCTTCCGGATGGAAAACTATATTACAACATAGCAAAGCGCACTGTTACACCCAACCTAATGAATAACTATGATCTAACAAATGAAACAGCGGCAGAGATTCAAAGGCAAATTGACCTTGCTAATGGAATCGGACTTAAAGCCGCGAAAGCTGAGTTTCCTGAATCACGTATACAGGGATTGATTGACAAAATGACAGCCGACAATATCACGCTTGATAGAGCAATCCAATGGCTTATAGAGCCAATCGTTAATAACTCAGAAGCGTTTTTTGATGATTTTATCAAAGAGAATGCGAAAGTTAGAAATGATCTGGGGCTTAAGACGACAATAACCCGAACTTATCAATTTGGATGTTGTGATTGGTGCGCTAATCTTGCGGGGGTATATGATTACGATTCAGTTCCTCAAGATGTGTATAGGCGGCATGAGTTTTGTAGATGTACCGTCACTTATCAAAGTAAAAAACAATCACAGAACGTTTGGAGCAAAAAAACTTGGAGCACATCCCAAGAGGAACTTGATAGGCGAAAAGATGCGGGCGGCGTTCCTGTTATGAGTGCAATCGAAAGGCTTAACCAGTTAGATCAGATTGAACGCGATAATGAAATTGCTAATTTTATAAAACAAACAGGTTACGACCGAGAAACGGCGCGGCGTTCAACTTTAGGAAAGGATCCGGATGAGATTGAAAAAGAGATAAAGAAAATCATAGAAAGGCAAAAAGCTATTAAACGGAGGTAAAGAATGAAGGTTGATAATCAGAACCCTTCTTTTACCAACGTAGAATATACAAAGACAAACGGCGATAGGGCTATTGATACATATAGCCAAACAGGTAAAGAACTTTTTGAATGGCAAAAAAGACAGATAAGAGCAATCGAAGCGGTTAATGATTCGGGCGAATGGAAGTATATCAATTACGGTTTAGCTGTTAGCCGAAGGAATGGAAAAGGCGAAATTCTTGTTGCCCGCGAAATGGACGGGATTAAAAATCTTAAAGAAAAGATTTGCCACACGGCACATAGAACAACGACTTCACATGATGCGTTCTTAAGGCTTTATGATGCGCTCAAAAAATCTGGGATGATTGAGCATAACCGAAAGAAAAAGGTTATGCCTGAAAATTCATTTTTTGCTTCCAAACAGTACGGACTTGAGCATATCGAGATCAGCGGCGGCGGAATAATTGATTTTAGAACAAGAACCGATAGCGGCGGCCTTGGTGAAGGTTTTGACCTTCTTATAATCGACGAAGCCCAAGAGTACACCAGTAAACAAGAATCGGCGCTTCAATATACAGTATCAGCTTCAGATAACCCACAGATAATCCTCACAGGAACACCGCCAACAGTTACATCCGGCGGGGATGTACTTGTAAGAATTAGAAACAAAGTGCTTGAAAAAAGCGCTTACGAAACGGGTTGGGCTGAATGGTCAACACCGGAATATGTAAAAGGTGATGCAATCAATGATGTTGAGCTCTGGAAGTTATACAATCCTTCTTTTGGGCTTAAGCTTACCGAGAGAAAAATAAGAAATGAGCTTTCAGGCGATCAGCTAGATTTTAACATTCAGCGTCTTGGCTTCTGGGTTAGCTTCAATCAAAAATCATGTATCTCTGAAGAGGAATGGAAGGAACTCAAAGTCGACAGAATGCCGAAGCTTCAGGATTCTAGGTATATAGGCATAAAGTACGGCCGCGACGGTGTTAATGTTGCTATGAGTATAGCTGCCAAGACCGAAGAAGGAAAGATTTTTGTAGAAACAATTGATTGTGTATCTGTTAGAGCCGGTAATAGATGGATTTTTGAATATTTCAACAATCCAAAGCTCAAAGCCATAGCAATAGACGGAGCCAGCGGGCAAAAGTTACTTGCCGACGAAATGAAGGATAAAGGAATTAGGCTTAAACCAATCCTTCCAAGTGTCGGGGAGATCATAAATTCAAATGCCATGTTTGAGCAAAATCTATTTGCTAAGAATCTATGCCATATGGGGCAAGAATCACTTGCTAAGGTGGTTACGAATTGCGATAAGAGGCTTATAGGTTCAAAGGGCGGCTTTGGTTATAAGTCGCTTGTAGAATCTCAGGATATCGCGATCATGGATTCTATGATTTTAGCCGCTTGGCTTTGCGCCACAAATAAGAACAACATAATGAAACAAAAAATCAACATTTAAGGAGCATCTTAGGATGCTCTTTTTATGTGCATAAATCTACGTTACTCACGGTAAAGAGGGAGGTTTTACAATGGGCGATTTTAAAGTAATCGAAACACAGGAAGAGTTTGACAAGGCTATTAAATCAAGGCTTGCACAGAAAGATAGAGAGCTTGAAGAGAAGTATAAAGATTTTCTTTCGCCGGAGAAGGTGAAGGAACTCAAAGCCGAACAGGAAAAAAGGCTTAAAGAATTCGAAGAAAAGCTTAAGGAAGCCAATGAAAAGATAGCTTCAAATGATGATGTTGTTTCGAAGCTCACAAATAGAGCTACAGAGGCAGAAGGGAAACTTCTTAAGCAGAAAGTAGCTCACGTTAATAAGTTACCGCTGGAGCTTGCGGATAGGCTTATAGGCACTACAGAAGAAGAACTTTCTAAAGATGCCGAGAGTTTGGCGGCATTACTTAAGCCTTCAAACACGCCACCGCTAAGAACTACAGAGGGAGCTAAAACAAGCACAAACAGTATAGATGCTCAGTTCATGGGGCTTTTGTCTCAGGTGAATGAGCAGTTACAGAGCTTATAATAGGAGGTTTAATTATGGGTGATACTATTTCAAGAGGTTCACTTTTTCCCGCTCAGTTAACAAATGAGCTTTTCAACATGGCAAGAGGCAAGAGCTCACTTGCTAGATTGTCAAATTCTGAGCCTATTCCTTTCAACGGAAAAGAAGTTTTTACTTTCGATATGGATTCGGAAGTTAATCTTGTTGGAGAGAACGGCGTTAAGTCAAACGGCGGCGCAACTGTTGAGCCTGTAACCATGATTCCGGTTAAGGTTGAGTACGGCGTAAGAGTATCAGACGAATTCAGATACGGAGCCGACGAGATCAGATTGCAGTATCTTAGAACTTTTGCGGAAGGATTTGCTAAAAAGGTTGCAAGAGGTCTTGATATCATGGCTTTCCATGGAATCAACCCCCGCACAGGTTCAACCGCTTCAGTTCTTACAAATAAAAACTTTGCTGATCTTGTAGACCAGACAGTAACATATGATAGCTCTACACCGGATACAAACGTTGAGGATGCTATCAGCCTTGTAACAACAAATGAGCATCTTGTTACAGGTATGGCTATGAGCCCCACTTTTAGAAGCGCACTCGCAAAGCTTAAGAAGGGTTCAACATCTAATGAGCCTATGTTTCCAACACTTGGATGGGGTTCAGAGGTTACAGAGATCAATGGCCTTCCTGTTGATTCAAACAGCACCGTTTCGTTTAATAATAGCGGCGTAGAGGCTATTGTTGGAAACTTTGCGGATTATTTCAAGTGGGGATTTGCTAAGGAAATTCCTTTCGAAGTAATCGAGTACGGCGACCCTGATAATTCCGGAAAAGACCTTAAGGCATACAATCAGGTATATCTTAGAGGTGAGGCATACATTGGCTGGGGAATTATTGCGCCTGATGCTTTCGCAATGATTGCAGATAGCACTTCAGCTTAATTTCTTGGGGGCTCTATGAGGTATAGAAATACAATCACAGGGCTTATTTTTGAGGCAACGAGCGAGATTCATTCAAAGCACATAGAGGTTTTGGATGAAACTCGCTCTATTACGTTAGTAAAGCCAGAGGAAAAAGCCGAGGAAAAGCCAAAGCCCAAGAGAAAAAAGAGGGTAAAAAAATGAGTAATGCTTTTGCGACAGTAGAGGATATTCAAACACTTTGGAGGCCGCTAACATCCGAAGAGCAATCAAGAGCGGAGGCGCTTTTGCCGCTTGTATCGGATGAGATAAGGGTTGCGGGTAAGAGTGTAGGGAAAGACGTAGATCAGATGATAGCCGAAGATAGCGCATATGAGAGCGTTGTTAAGGTTGTCACGGTTGACGTTGTAACCAGAATCTTAAGGCAATCCACAGAGGGCGACGCAATGACACAGGAAAGCCAATCAGCTCTTGGCTATTCTTGGAGCGGAACCTATGCGGTAGCCGGTGGCGGAATAGCGAATTCACTTCTTAACAATGATCTTAAAAAGCTTGGCCTGTTGAGGCAGAAGATGGGAGCTATGTTTATATGGCAAGGATTAAAGGCACCACAGTAATTTTATACGAGGAAGAACAAATTGGAATCGACCCTTTGGGGAACCCGATCATCAAGGAAAACACTGTTGAAGTTGAGAATGTTTTAATTGGCGAACCAACAACGGATGATATCACTACTTCAACAAACATATACGGGAAAGTCATTAAGTATATGTTGGGGATTCCAAAGGGTGATACTCACGATTGGGTTAATAAGAAAGTTGAATGGGTTGACGCTTACGGAATCAGCCACGTTGTGCAAACTTTTGGCTTCCCGATTACTGGGATTGGAGCCAACCTTCCGGCGGTGCTTCCTTGGCACATGAAAGTAAGGTGTGAAGATTATGGGAAATATAAAAGTAGTTCTGAATCGGGCGGGAGTGCGTGAGCTTTTGCGTTCACCTGAAATGATGGATATTTGTGCGGGCTATGCAAATAACGCCCTTGGCCGTCTTGGTGCGGGCTACGAGGTTACAACTCAAACAGGTAAAAACAGAGTTAATGCACAGGTTGCGGCTATCTGGAAGCAGACACGAGCCGCAAACTCGCGCGACAATACAATTTTAAAGGCGTTAAGAGGATGATTATAGAAGAGATCATATTAAATTTTCTTTCCGAAAAAGTAAATATCCCCGTTCTTACTGAGAAGCAAAAGAAGGATAACCCCCAGCAATATTATCTTATTGAGAAAACAGGGGGAACTACGAACAATCACATTAAGCGTTCAACTATTACTATCCAGAGCTACGGCAATAGTTTATATGAAGCCTCAATATTTAACGAACAGGTTAAATATCAGATGGAGTACAACGCTATAGCTTTAGAGCAGATTGTAAGTGTTAGCCTTAACAGTGATTACAATTACACAGATACAACAACCAAAGAATACCGCTATCAGGCGGTGTTTGACATAGTTCATTATTAAGGGAGGCTTAATTATGAATAACGCTAGTAACGTAAGTGCTGGAAAGCCCGATATAAACGGCGCTATCAAAGTAGCACCTAAAGGAACCGTGCTTCCTGTTTCGCCGGATGAGGAACTTGATGCGGCATTTGTTGATCTTGGTTATTGCTCAGATGCCGGATTAACAAACGGAACAAATCTTGAGGTTCAGAAGATTAAGGCATGGGGCGGCGATACTGTGCTTGTTATACTTAGCTCTAAAGAAGATACATTCCAGTTTGTGCTTCTTGAGATCAAGAACATCAACGTACTTAAGCTTGTTTATGGCTCAAGTAATGTATCGGGCGACCTTGACACAGGTATAACCGTACTCGCGAACAATCAGGATATCGAGGAAGTTTCTCTTGTTATTGATATGATTCTTTCAGACAACACCAAGAAGAGAATCGTCATTCCAACCGCCAAAGTTTCAGCCGTTGGAGATATTGTTTATGGTGATGAAGATGCGGTTGGATATGATACGACAATTGATTGCATTCCTGACAGCGCCGGCAATACTCATTATGAGTATATGGTTAAACCGGTTGTTCCTTCAGCTTAAATTTTGAAAGGCGGAAAACATGGATATTACAACAAAGAGCGGATTCACCTGTAAGGTAAAAGAAAAAAAGGCGAAAGATTGGCGATTTGCCAAGGCTTTAGCCGAATGTGATTCGGGTAATGAATCAAAGATTATCAAGGGAATGACATATGTTGTTCCCTTTTTGCTTGGAGAAGATCAGGAGCAAAAACTTATTGAACACGTTTTGGATAAAGACGGAATTGCTTCAACAGAATTAATCATGAAGGAGTTCCGCGAAATACTCGAAATAATTGGGCAGAATAATAACGACGCAAAAAAATCATAACCTTATCAAGCATGATTGCACTTGATGAGGATATGCTGATTTGTGATCTTGCTCAATATTACAACATTTATGAACTATATGATTATCCTGTTGAGCTTATCGCAACCCTTGCAAGCGGCTTGCCGATAAATTCACGGATAAAAGCGAAGGAATTAGGGCTAAGGGTAGACGTTCACACGCTTCTCTTAGCCCATATTTGCGATAACACGGCAATCAATGTTTACGCAAAAACTAAAGATGCAAAATCGGGCAGAAATAAGCCTAAATCTCTTGTCGAAGCATTCACTAAAACAAGCGAGAAAAAGAAAACAAGAGAGTTCAGGACGGGAGCCGATTTTGATAGAGAATGGAGGCGATTAGGTGGCAACTGAACTTGCTAAAGCTTATGTTCAAATTATTCCTTCAGCTAAAGGAATTGGAAACTCAATTTCAAGCGCTTTAGGCGGTGAAGCTACAAACGCCGGTAAAAGCGCTGGGTTAAATATAGCGGGCGCAATAAAGGGCGCTATTGCGGCGGCTGGAATTGGTGCGGCAATTAAAACAGCTCTTTCGGCCGGTGGCGATCTTCAGCAATCTTTCGGCGGCCTTGATACAATTTACGACACGGCGGCAGAAGGTGCGAAAAAGTACGCGGCAGAAGCGGCAAAAGCTGGAATATCAGCCAATTCGTACGCGGAGCAAGCTGTTTCTTTTGGTGCGGCTTTAAAGCAAGCTTATGGCTCTGATCTGAACGGAGCAATGGAAGCGGCAAACGTCGCAATTCTTGATATGGCTGATAATAGCGCAAAAATGGGTACAGACATAGGCTCGATACAAACAGCTTATCAAGGCTTTGCAAAGCAAAATTATACAATGCTTGATAACCTTAAGCTTGGATATGGTGGCACTAAGGCAGAAATGGAAAGGCTTCTAAAAAATGCCGAAGAGATTTCAGGCGTTAAGTATGATATTAATAACCTTGGTGACGTATATAGCGCAATCCATGAAATTCAAACAGATTTAGGGCTTACAGGTGTAGCCGCAAAGGAAGCTGAAACAACTTTAACAGGTTCCTTTGGAGCTATGAAAGCCGCCGGCCAAAATCTTCTTGCTAACCTTGCTCTTGGTGAAGATATAAAACCCGCGCTTGATGTTCTGGGGCAAACAGTGCAAACTTTTCTTTTTAATAATCTTTTGCCGATGTTTGGGAATATTTTACAGGCACTTCCGGATGTATTGAACGGTATAACTCCAATCATCATAGGCACGTTAAACCATCTATCAAATAACGCCTCTGAGATTGCTCAAACTGGGGTTAGTATAGTGACAGCTCTAATTGAAGGTATAGTTTCAGCGCTTCCGTATCTTGTGGAAGCGGCTCTTAGAATCGTTATGGAGCTGGGAAAAGGCTTGATTAATACTGATTGGAGTAAAATCGGTAACGATATGCTTAACAGCCTTGGAAATTCTCTTGATCTTGCGGCTATGGAGATTTTGGGTACAGATGGTTCAATCGTTGATGGAATATTTAACGGTATTACAAATGCCCTTCCTAAGATTCTGGATGTTGCCGTAAACATAATCACAAATTTAGCAAACGGATTGCTTTCGGCGCTTCCGACCGTCATAACAACAGCGGGAAATATACTTACAGGGCTCTTGCAGTTCTTTTATCAGAATGCCCCACAGCTCTTAAGCTCAGGAATTACCTTACTTTTCAATCTGTCTCAAGGTATTATACAGAGCCTTCCGAGCGTGATTCAAAGTGCGGTTTCAGTGCTTCAGGGCGTGCTAAGTACGATAACAAGTAATGCCCCTCAGTTCTTGGCTCAAGGAATTGCTTTAATCGGCCAGATAGCGGCTGGATTTATCCGCTCTATCCCTACAGTGGTAGCCGCAATTCCCAAGATCATACAGAGTATCGTTAACGGCTTTGGAAGTTTTGATTGGCCTTCAATTGGTGTCAATCTGATTAAGGGAATCGCTAAAGGCTTGAAGGATGCGGCGGGCTTAATTGTTGATGCGGCAAAAGATGCGGCAAAAAGCGCGTTTGATGCGGCAAAAGAAGCCCTTGGAATATCATCACCGGCAACAACCGGTATATATGTAGGTGAAATGTTTGATCTTGGTATAGCTAGAGGTATATCGAAAGATAGAGCAATAGTTAGTGATGCTATTGAGGGGTTAGATCAGCAACTTATAAGCGGTATTAATACAAATCCGTCCTTCAACTTCCAGCAATCTAATAATGATTCTAAGATTGACACGCTTATAGCTCTTCTTAGTAATTATTTGCCTCAGATTGCGGAAAAAGAAGGTATATCAATGAATGATCTGTTTAACGGAATCAATAGGCAATTAGGCTGGGGGCTTCAGTAATGAGAACATTTAGATTATATGATAATGATGGTAACAGATATAACTTAACGTCACGAGATCATCTTTTTTTCTATGCTGTTGATGGTCTTGGGTTCGCTCAGGAAGCTGAATTCCAGAGAATAGAAGAGAGGTTTGCGCTTCTTGATAGCCATGTTGCACAGGGGAAGGTTGAAGGCACAATTAAGTTTTGGCAACCAGAGGCAGAGCTTCAATACTTCAATTTTTCCCAGTTTTGCCAAAACAAGCCCATTACTATGGATTATAACAACAACTACGGAACTTACTCGCGTAAGGGAATAATCACTAAGGTAGTAAGGGGCGACGGTGACGGGAACGAACTCAGAATAAAGATAGAGTTTACAGCTCTTACGCCTTGGTATAAGACGGTATCAGAATACAATGAGGGTACGATAGTAGGCGGTAAGGTATACAACTACACGTATGATTATACATACTCTGATAGTGTTGTTAACACGGTTTCGATTGATTCTGATTCGTATCAGAGTAGCCCCGTAAGGCTTATTATTTTTGGCGAAGCTGTTAATCCTACTTGGAGGCACTATCTTAATAATGTATTGGTTTCGAGCGGAAAGGTTAACGGTACAGTGCTTGCAAATCACAGGCTCATTATTGATACAACAACGATTCCATATAGTATCAAACAAGTTGATATGCTGGGGAATGTTATTTCCGATATGTACCAGCAATCAGATTTTTCAACCCAGAGATTTGTGAGATTCGGGCATGGTGTCAACACGGTTACTTTCGGAGCAGACAACACAAACGTGTTAAATGTCGGCGTTGAAGCGGAGATTGAGTATGCAACCATATAACATTGAAATTTTCGACACTTCTTTTAATTTAATCCAACATTACAATTCCGGAGTAATTGACTATAAGTTTGACTATCTTTCAACGGTCGAGAATTCGGTTTTGGTCGCTTTTAATGACAACGTAAAGAAAGGCGACTATATAAGGCTTGTTAACGATACGGATGATTATTTTGGTTATATAACAGCCATACAGGTTAATGAATCGGTACAGGGCTTTTCTGAGATCAGATTTAAGCCGTTTATTTCGCTTTTTGATTCGTCAATTCTGTTTGATACAACTTTACAGGGTTCTGGAACCAGCCTTGAGCAAGCAATCGCTAACTATATTACGGCTTACTGGATTAACAACAGCGATACATCACAGAACATATACGGTCTTACTGTTTCAGTAATCTCAGTTACTTCCGGTTGGACTTTTCATATAACACCGGATGTAAGCGGCCTTACTAAAGCGATTGTCAACTTTATGAGCTCAATAGTAAGGAGAGCTTTAACCAAGTATCAAATAGGCTTATATGTCACGCCTGATTTTCAGAATAAGGCTATTAACGTAGCGATAGGCATAAAAGACGCTTCTACGTTTAACATAGAGGCAGATTTGCCTTCAGTTATGGAAAAGTCGATTATTCTCAATGAAACGACAGAAGATACAAATAAGCTTGTTATTTACGATCAGGCCGATTTAGCAACGACTATAATTTATTACAAGCATCCCGACGGCTCATACAACACATCTAACACGGATAGAATTGTACCGGTTAAATATGCCATGACAAGCGTAGCCGTTGCAAGTGGTGATACGTTTGCACACGCCGCACAGGATGCCGCAAATAAGCAGTTTGATGTTGATTCGTACAACAACCTTATTGAACTGACCGTTCAGAATGATGATACGCTTGTTAATCCTCAGAAAATAAGCATAGGCCAAGCGGTTAACGTCATTACTAACGGAGCATCTTATACATCTATCCTTACAGGGATAGAACGGAGCAGTAAAACCAAGCTAACATTTGGCTCTATTAGGTTAGACCTTACGAAAATCCTTAAGGGAGGGGGCATATAATGGGAATCAATCTTGTTACTTATGCGGCTCAAACAGTAACGCCGCAAGACGACGCATTAATATATGAAAAAGCTTTACAGGAAAGCGGCATGATCTACGGCGGCACTGTTACGATCAAGAACGCTAATGTACTCCATGTTGCGGAAGGCCACGGCGCTTTATGCGGTAGAAAGTTTACTATCGAGGAAACGGATGTTACCGTACCGCTTACGGCTTCCGGTTCCCTTCTTGGGCGTTTATATATCCATATGGATTTAGCTGATTCCGGAGAGCCTATTTCTTTTCAGGTTGAAACAGCAAACTCATTAACGCCGGTTGTTCAGCAATCCGACGTTAATATTAATAATGGTGTGTATGAGATCAATATTGCGACGTTTACCGTTGACACTTCCACGATCAGCAACCTTGTGAACGTAGCACCATTTATTGATATAACCCCAGATTCGGGCTTTAGTGCTCAGAGCAATAATCCTGTTATGAATAAGGTTATCACCAAGGCTTTGGGCGACCCTGAAACAATTGGGGGTAGTGCAAGCCAGCCATACACTAAAGACGCTTTATTACTTGCCACGGATGGGCAGATTTACGAAGTTACGGCAAATATTGCGCTACATGGTTCAATAGTTAACGGTGGTAACGTAGCGCCGACAGGCAACATTATTTCGCAAATTAGCAATTTAGCGAACCAATTAAACTTTTCTATTACATCAATGAACTTATCAAGAAGCACACTTCCAGCGGGGCAAGGAGTCTCAATCGGAACACTTCCATCAGGCGGTGTGTATCTTGTAAGCGTAAATCTAAGATTACAATCTGGAACTTTTGGAAATGGTGTCATTGTGTCGCCTTGTGACGGTATTATTCAGAATAATCACGACTATGGGCAACATTTCTGTGTTGCATCTGGTGGCTCTAGCATAATAGTATATAACTATTCTGGTAGTCAATTAACGCTACATTCTGGCTCAAGTATAAAATACGTGAAAATCAAATAAATTGTTAGGACGGTATTTAGCAAAATTTTTCCCATTAGTATAATCATCTATACTTAATCGCGTTTATATGAGCATATTGAGCAGCCCACCCATAAGCAGTGTTAACCGTAACCCTGATGCGTCCAAGAGAAGGCTCGAAGATATAATTAGCATCAACGTAATTGTTCGCGGGATTTCCGAAATGCGTCCATATAGTGTTGCCAAAAGGAGTTAATACAATTTGACTCCCAAATCGATTTCTTACAACTACATCTTTTGCAGTTTTTAAAACGTTATTCGAATATGAATCAGTAGGGTTGTTAGAGAGGTCGATAGTGTTCCAATTAAAAGAGTTCTTAAAATTGCTATTTTGCGAACCAAGATTTACCCGCTGATATACCAAAAGTAGGTATAAACAGTAACGCTAATGCTACGTGCAAAGGCTGAATGACGTTTTTTGCGAACTGAATTAAAACCGAACGTTTAAAGCTTATAAGCAAGACTATTTTAACAAACAATTAATTTGGCACCCTGAAAAGGGTGCTTTTATTATGAAAGGAGAAAATAAAAATGGAAACAAAATTTTACGCTCTTGTGATTAGAACATACGACAATGGAACACCTGATAAAACCTCACTATATACATACGATACGCTTGATGAGGCTATAGCACTGGTTCACACACAGTTCGGGCAGAATGTAGGAGCCGCAACGATTGCGCGTATCATGGCTAAGATAACCAATAGTTTCGGCGCTGAATATCCTCTTCATACGCTCTATTGGGAGAAGCCAACACCGGAACCGGAGGAACAGGAAGCAACTGAGTAATTGATTCGGAAAGGTGGCGTTATGCAAACTAAAAGTATTTTCTCTTGTGCAATCGGCATAATAGCGGCGTGTTTCACAAATCTATTCGGAGGTTGGAGCTCAGGATTGACAACACTTCTTATATTCATGGGTATAGACTATTTAAGCGGCCTTGTTGTCGCCGGAGTATTCCAGAAATCTAAGAAGAGCAAGAACGGAGCTTTGGAATCTGGGGTGGGATGGAAAGGATTATGCCGTAAAGGTATGACGCTTTTGTTTATCCTCATAGCATACCGCCTTGATCTGATGATAGGAACAAATTATATAAGGGATGCGGTTGTAATCACCTTCAGTATCAACGAAGTGCTTTCTATTGCCGAGAACGCCGCTTTAATGGGTATACCGTTGCCCACAGTTATTATCAAGTCGCTTGATGTTCTTAAGGATAAAGCCAACATTGGCGGGGAGGATATTAATGAGCGAAGCAATGGGGATTGATGTAAGCCATTATCAGGGGCTTATTAATTGGGGATTGGTTAAGGATGAGGGCAAAAAGTTTGCTATCATGAAATGCCAATATGAAGCCAAAGGGCACCGCAAGGATGAGCAGTTTGATAATAATTACAACGGGTGCGGTTATTACGGCATAGCAAGGGGCGTATATATCTATATAGCTAGGGCTTCAATGGCTGATATAGAGGGTGACGCTAGAAGCTTACTGAGACACATAGACGGGCGAAAGCTTGAATATGGAATATGGCTTGATCTTGAGGATGAGAGCTTAAGAGCCAAAGGTAAGGCATACATTAGGGAGCTTGTTTATAAGTATGCCAGCATCTTTAAAAACGCGGGTTATTACGTCGGAATATATTGCAATAGGGATTGGTATATAAACCTCATTCACGACAATCTGAAGCATGATTTTGAGTTCTGGATTGCCAGATATCCAAAACTTGATACCGGCATATATAACCCTTCCTCATTTCTAAAGCCTGATACTTCCCTTGCTGTTGCTTGGCAATATTCAAGCAAAGGAAAGGTTAAGGGCATAGATTGCCTCTGTGATCTTGATGTTGATTTTGACGGAGCAATTAACCTGATTGCGGATTTTGACAACTATAACGAGAACCCTTTTAAAGCACCAGAGAGGACGCTTAGAAAGGGAATGATTGGCGCTGATATCATGTGGCTTCAGTGGGAACTTGTAATGAGGGGCTATGATCTTGATATAGATGGGATTTTTGGAGAAAAAACGCAAAAAGCCCTGTTATCTTGCCAAAGCTACGCAAAATTAAAAACGGATGGAATTGCGGGGAATGTTACGATCAGTTACCTCATGCGAAGAGGCGGGGATATATAAGCCCGTACTGACATATCACAATTTAATGATATAAGCTATCTTGTAAGGTGGCTGTTAGTGCGGCGATATCCCCTCTGTGATATAATAATCATATAGCATACATACCTCTGTATTTATTATTCAGAGAGATAAGCCCGAGAAGTTTGAGAGATACTTCTTGGGCTTATTTTTTGTTGTGAAAACAAGTCAAAAAGAAGTAAAAAGGTTTTAACTTCTTGGCTTTTTGCTTTTAACTTTCTACCATAAACTAAAATCAATAAAATGTATAGAATAATCGACAAAACAAACACAAATAAACAAGGTTACATAAATTTCGTGTGCATTTTCGTGTGCATTCGTGAGTAATTGTATTTAGATTTTACTTCTATTTTTTAGAAATGAAGTTTAAATAATAGAGTTTAAAAAAGCAGTAACCACGCGGGTTGTAGGGATTTATCCGCGTGGTTACTGAAATGCAAAAATATGTACATTGGAATGCTTATTGGTTTCGGAAAATAAGGTTGTAAATAGCTTAAAAAGGCGCTTTGTTTTTTTGCGTGTGCATTTTTGTGTGTATTTTGTTATTGATTAAAAAATTCATCTTCAATAAAAGAATTAGCAAGGTTGTTATATTTTCTTGAAGCTTCTGGAAGTTTATCATCATAAAAACGTTGTAAAGCTTTTGAGCCACGTTCCCAGCCGCCCACTTCTTCTATATATTTCGTCGGTATTTGCAGATCAGAACGAAAACTTGCGGCATAATGTCTTAATGAATGAAAAGAGTAAGATAATCCTAATTTTTTCCCTAAATGTTTAAATCTATAATAAATCAAATCATAATTAGTATCTTTAAAAACGAAATCATCTGGATTATCTGATCTAGGTAGCAAATCCATAACTGAAGGCGGTAATGTGACAACTCTAATGCTTGAACCAGTTTTCGCCGCCGGTCTATAGAAAAAGTGGTATTTACCGTTTTCGTCTTCAGCCGGTACTATTGTTCCACGAATAAAAATAGTGTTATCTTCATATGAAATATCTTTAAATCTCAATCCCGCTACTTCTCCACGGCGTAAAGAACCAAAAGCCGCAAGAGCAATCATTGCTTTTAAATCTCCTTCAGCATTATCTAATAAAAGTTTTATTTCGTGCGTTCGTGGAGCTGTTACTTTTTTGGTATTAACAGAAGGAAGCGTAATTTTAAAATTTGGATCAACTTTATAATATCTCATAACTGTTTTTAAAAACTTTAATCTATCCTGTATAGTCGATCTGTTGAGCTTCAAACTCCATTCATTAACCATTTTTTGAATGTCCTCATTTTCAATATCATCCAAATGCAAGTTATATATAGAACTAAAAGTTTTTAATTGCTTTTTATAATTATAAGAAGTTGCTTTTGATATAACATTTTTCCTATGCTCGATATATTGCTCCATAGCTTCACCAAGAAGAGGTTTTGAA